GACCGTAACAAAACGGCCCGCCGGGGTTCTTTCATCTTTTCCCGCTCCTGTACAGGTATCTATACCGGCTCCGCAGCGCCCGCATCCGCCGCCGCCGAGCTAAGTATCTACCCACGCTTCCGGTTATCGTTCTCACAAAACCCACGGGCTTTTCCTCCATTCGCAAATTGTTTTTCCACAGCCTTTCCCCGCTTTGTGGAAACTTGAACACGCCGCGCATATAGTCGGTTCAGAAAACTTCCTTTAGGGCTGGTTTCCGGCGGCTCGCCCCTGCGAAAATCCGTCCCGGTGGGCGGCAGACACAGCCCCAAAATCATCCTGCTCCCCTCACAAAATTTTTCAGCGCTTATTATGTACGCGCGCGCGCGGCGCGGGCGGCCAACTCCGCCGCCTCCGGTAGCTCCTCCAGGGCCTCGCCAAAACGCTCCATAGCCCGCTCGTGCCAGTTTCTCACGGTGCTGTCCGGTGCGTTCATTCTGACACCCGTTTTTGCCCAACTGTAACCACGCACATAGCGCATCAAGATCACCTGCTTGTACCTACCGTTTACGGCGTCCAGGCAGCCCCGGATGGCCGCTGCGTCCGCGCTCAAAACCGTCTCGTTCGCCTTGATCTCTGCCAGCCGGTCGCCCACACCGCTTTCCAGCGCCCGCAGGCCCGCTTCTTCCGTCGGTTTCCCCGGCGACGAGCTGTGCGGCGTCCCGTCATACGCCAGCCCACGCAGCCCATAGTAATTGCCCTCCAGCTCCTCCCGCTCCTGCTGTAACAAGCGCAGCATACCCGGAATGGCCTTGTAATACTGGGCTATGTGTTTCACGCTCTCAAACTGCATCGTCGCCTCCCGTTCCCGGCTTTCTGTTCGCCGTCTCCCTCTAACACCCTCAGTCCAGCGTTCTGCTGAAAATCGGCTCGTCAGCCTTGCTTTCGTCCACTTCCACCGGCTCACCGAGAATTTCCGTCAGCCGTCTTGCCAGCATGGCGTACCCGAAGTAGTCCCCGCCCTTTGCCCACTCTCCAAACTCCCGGAACACAGCTTCCGTGGCTTTGATCGTCTCCTCCAGGCGCTCCCGGCCAAAGCCCAGCGCCTTGTGTGTGCCCAGTGCGTAGCACTTGACCACGATCTCCGCCGCTTCCCGCTGTTCTCCCAGCATGGCCCAGTCTCTTGCTTTTTTGGGTGGCTTCGTGATAGGCAGCACAAAATTCCCGTCGTACAAGCCCGCCAGCGTCTCGTTGAGCAGTTTCTTTGCCCGCTCCATACCCACGGCCCTCTGGTTGATTGCAAAGCGCTCCAGCTCCCCATTGGCCGCGTCCGTCACTCTCTGCAAGCGGCCCTCTCCAATGCCGTACCGGTCATTCAGCGCCACCATGAAGCACAAACAGATCACATGGCCTGCCGCCTCCCGGTTTTCCTGTACCCGCTCGCTTTCCGGCTTCTTGGTGCGCAGATACCGCGCCTGGGCCTGCCGGGCCACATTCCCAGCGAAAACAGGCGGCTTTCTTTTATGCTTCCCCATGGTTTTCCTCCATTTCCACAATGTTTTCACATCTCCGCCCGCAGATGGGGCAGAACTGCACACAAAGCACATTCAGCCCGCCACCTGTGGTCGTACTGTCCATACACAGGCGTGGCCTGCCGTTTTCGTCCCACTCAATCCAAAATGCCATCCCGTCCACGGTCTCCAGCTTTTGGTGCCGCTGGCACAGCCCGCACACGGGTTTCTGCTTCTCGTCCATCGTTACTTTGCCCCCTTGGTCAGTTCTGTCCAGCGGTCAATTTCCTCTTTGCTGTCCGCTGTTATGATCTCCGTGAATTTCCATCCAGCCGGGCGGGCCACCTGTTCCAGGAATACCCGCCGCCGCAGGGCATAATCCCGCTGCATCCGCCGGACAAACTTGCTCTTGATCTCCACGATCTCCACGGTTCCGTCTGCATAAACCAACCGGAAGTCCGCAGTATACCGAACCGGGCGCAGCTTCAAAGCCCCGTATTGTCCCGCCGGGAACAGGGGAAAGCATGGGTGGGCCTCCCACTCCACGATCTCACCCCGCGCCACCTTTGGGGCCACGGTGCCGATGTAATATTCATACTCGCCCAGGCTGTCAAACTCCTTGCCGGTGATCTTCGCGGCCCGTGCCGCCTCCGCCAGCGGGTCGCTCCGCTTTTTTCTTCCCTTGGCGAGCTGCGCTTCCGCCTGCGCCCGGTAGCGCGGCGGCAGGTCGGACAGCTCCAGACGGAACGCCATCACAAAATGCCCTCCCGCCGTTTTTCTTCCTGTGTCGCCTGCATATCGGCGTGGTGCAGGGCCAGCACAAGGGCACATTTGTCCTGTGCTTCGTTCAGCGCCCGGCTCCCGCCCCGGAAAGCATCGTCATAAGCCCCCATGTGCCAGCGGATAGCAAGAGCCTCCTCGTCGGTCAAGTCCATGAACTTCATCACCAGATACACAGACTTTTCCCCATGCCCCATCGGCAGCTGGTCTTTCACGCTGTACTTTCCGTCCCGCTCCCTGCGGTAATAGCCGGTTTTGCAGACATCATGCAGCAGTGCCACGACGGCGACACTCTCCCCGCCGTACTCCCGGATGGTATACTGTCCGAGCAGGGCATAATATACATTCAGGCTGTGTTCCACCAGCCCGCCGGGATATGCCCCGTGAAAGCGTGTGCTGGCCGGTGCCTCGAAAAAGTCCGTGGTTCCAAGCCAGGCCAGCAGGTCTGCCGCCCCTGGCCTCGTCACCTGGGATATGAAAATTTCCTTGAACCGTTCCTTGTTTGTCATACAGGTCTCCTCCTCGTCTGTTTGATATTCCCACGCCCATGCCAGCATTCGGCACGGCGCAAGATCACGATTGTGTGGCGCATACCCCCGTCGCTCACTTTGGTTTCCACCCGGTTCAGGGTGTACCCCGGATACTTCTTCTCCCAAAATTCCGTGTCGTCTATGTACAGGGTGCTGGCCTCGTCCAGCTTCCGGCGGCTCCACTTGCTGTCATTGGGCGGAGGTGTCTTTGGTTTCTCCAGGCCCCGGCTCTGTCTCCAGCTCCGGGCACACCGCTTGTTCTTGCTGATGTATCGCACAAGACTTTCCACGCTGCCATGGTCAACATCCAGGTATTCTCCGCGCGTCAAGCCTATTCTTTTCCCGTTTACGCTCCACAGTTCTTCCAACACATCCCTGGTCAAGCCCTCCGTGTGCTGGATGATCGCGTGGTGATGATGGCGGCCACAAACTTTCCCGTCCTCCGTGATCGTGGTGTACTCCGTCGCCGCCACCCACTTGGGGCGCTGCACTCCGTTCCTGTCACACCACCGGTAAAGCCGCTTGATGTAGTTCGTAAAATCCAGGTCGGCCCTGTGTGTGTCCCCCGGCTCCGGCAGATGATCGTCGTCGTATGTCCCAGTCCAGGAGAAATCCCCTTTTCCGAAGTTGGTGTTGACGAGCTGCACATGGTAGCGCTTGGCCCGGTTGTCGTTGTAGGTCTGCTGTGCCAGAGAGGATGCTTCTTTTTTCTTTGCCCGGCGTGACGCCTTATGCTTCTTGGCTGAGACAGGGTATAGATCGACCTCCATGTATGGGGCTGTGTCGTAGTCCTTGCCGCAGATATGCTTTTGTTCTCGGTAATACAGGCCCACGACCTCACCCCTCCCCATAGCACCCGCTCCGTCTGTGTCAAGGCCGGGTCGTATTTCCTGCCGGAAATCTCCACCCTTTCCCTTGACCCAGCCTGCGCTTGGTGCTGATCGCTGATTACCGGAAGCAAGGGCGGGCCTTGCTTCCGCTCAACAACATTCTCTTTCCTGTCCGGCCAGCCTTTTGGCCTGTCCCTCCTGGGCTTCCACCTCTCCCGGTGGCCTGTCCCTTAACTTAACGCTGATATACCAGCCCATTGTCGGCCCTCGCCGACTTTATTTTTTGCCCGCCGTCAGGCAGGCACAGGAGTTTTCTCAACCGGCAAGGCCGCGCCGATCACCGGCGCGACCGCTGCCGCTCGCTGAATTGTCAGGTGCTTTTTTCTCGTCGCCGTCCCCGGCTGCAATAATCATCCGGGCGCACAATGCCCAGGTAGCCACGGCCACATTCCCCGTAACAGCCAGTGATCTCCAGGTGGCAGCACTCTTTGCACCGCACCAGCTCCTCTGTATCCCGCTTGTCCGCTGGCTTCCTGGTCTTTTTCTCTTTGGGCCATACCTGCCAGCGGGATGGGTTATCTTTTCTCCGGCTCATTTTCTCCCTCCGTCTGGTGCGCTTTCCAGTTTTCAAAATACCTGTTCAGGTCTCCTTTGAACCCCGTGCAGAGGTAGACGCTGTGAACCTGTTCGCCTTTGCTTTTGCACTCCCAGCAGTTCAGCCCGTTGTTGCACGGCTCCGCGCAAAACTGGCACATACAGTCGGCGTTATCGAATGGACACAGCTCGTTTCCTTCCATATCCCGGCCTCCTTGTCTACTCCGCACGGCTGAACCGTCCCAAAATCCAGCCCCATTGTTTTTCCGTTAGCTCCGATGTTTCATCCGCAATCACGATTTCCCGCCCGCAGGCAGGGCAGAAGCGCCACCCGTTTTCCTCCGGGCCGTCCGCCTCAAAGTTCTCTATGTATCCGCACTTCCCGCACACCCAGGCGTCATGCTCCTGGTCTGCGCAGGCGTAGACTGTTTTCTCATTCATTTCTGTTCCTCGCTTTCCTCTGGCTTTCCATGCTGGCACTCCTCGCACTCCAATTCCTCGTTCAGGTTGTCACAGGGCCGCTCCTCATATTCCGGGCAGTTACACCGGTATCTCATATCTGTTTCCCCTTTCTTTCCCCAGGCATCAGAGCGTCCGTATGCAGGGAGATCATTTTTTCTCTGGTCAGCTTGTCCACCACCATCCCGATTTCTCGGTATCCGCACATGGACGCCAGCCGTTCCAGGTTCTTTGCCGTCTGTGCCGTTACCAGAATAGAGATACGGCGCATATTCTTTTTGCTCATGCCACAACCGCCTCCCGTCATACGCTCACATACCGGTTCCGACAGTTCACATTGTTGCAGAACCGTTCCCGCCCGATCTCTCGCAACGGCTGACCGCAGTATTGGCAAAAGCCTCCGTCCTGACGGGGTGGCGCATCGTCCGCGTGTGTGCCTCCATACCTCATGCGGTTCACCAAGCACACCATTGACCCTGGCTGCGCCGCAGCTATGCAGTATTCCTTTGCCTTGCAGTAATAGCAGTCCATCAAATCGCCTCCATTGTTGCAGTTCTCGTCATGCCGTCACAGCCTTTTCCAGCTCCTCCATGGTCGTGATCGTCCGGCTACACCACTCCGGCAGGTTCGCCCGTACAAGGGCCATCGCCATGGGAGGGCATACTGCGTTCCCGCACCGGGCCACCTGCTTTGTTTTCCCGTACTCGTTGCCCAGGTAATCCCGGTCGATGATGTAATCCGGTGGAAAACCCATGGCGTTATAGAGTTCCCGCGGCGTCAGCATCCGCAGAAGGATGTCCGCGATAAAGTAAAGCCCTCCGCCGATCTCCAGCAGCAGGATTTCATCGTCTGCCATCTCATACCCACAATGGCGGTTGAGCAGGTCGCGGACTTCCGGCCAGTGCATCAGGTCTTGGCTTCCCGCCTCCATCAGCTCTGCCCGGCAGTCTGCAAATTCCCCGGCAGATGCCGTGATCGTTCGCAGTGGCCGATCTGCGTCCTGCCCAATGTCCCGCCCTTTGAACTCGACAATATGGGCCGCCGCTACCGCATTGTGGTCAACCGCCGTCACCGTCGGCAGCGGCTCTTGCGCTTCCGCCCCTATCACGCCTCCGTAATACTTGCAGATGTGGGCGCAGACTATCGCCTCCCGGTCGTGGCTCGTTACCGTGTGCATCGGCTTTCTTACATCAATCGGCTGCCCATTCCCGAAATATTCTACAAGCTGTGCCGTGGTCAGCCCGTACCGGTTGGAGGCGTCCACCGTCGGCAGCGGCATCCTCAGCCCATTCGCCCGAACATTTTCCGTCTGCTCCGTGTGGTACTGAATAATGTTCGCCGCCACAACACACGCCTCTTGTTTTGTTACCCCAGTGGGCGCAGGGTCTCTGGCATCTCTGACGCGATCTCCGCCGCCGGTCTGCCCAATGCTCATGATATTCGCTGCCGTTCCACTTTCGTGGTTGCACTCCACGATGAACGGGTGACCGCTTCGGATGGTAAACTTGTCCACGCCCCGGATAACCCGCCGCATGGTGTTATCCGCCAGTGGCCGGACGGCGTTCACACCATATTTTTCTTTCAGCTCCCGCTTACTGGCAAATACAGAGTAGCAAGGTACGCTCCAGTCGATGATCTCCGCGGCGCTTTTCCATGGCATCAGCCGCCCATCTCGTACCTCCTCGCTGTCTCTCGGCCCATGCGTCCGTTCCGGCCACACGATAGGCCGCCCGTCGCAGCGAGCAACCAGCACAAAGCGTTTTCTTGTGGTCGGCGCTCCCAGGTCTGCCGCAACGATCTCCCGGTGTTCAACCTGATACCCCAGCTCCAGAAGCTGCCGCTTCCATTTTTGAAAGGTCTGTCCGGCTTTTTTCTTCACCGGTTTTCCTTTTCGTACAGGTCCCCAGGTAACGAACTCCTCCACATTTTCCAGGATAATCACCCGCGGGCGGACAGTCCCGGCCCATCGCAGCACAATCCACGCAAGGCCCCGGATATTCCGGTCTACCAGCGCCGCGCCTTTGGCTTTGGAGAAGTGCTTACAATCCGGCGAGAACCACGCAAGCCCCACCGGACGGCCCCGGCAAACCTCTCTCGGGTCTACATCCCACACGCTCGCTTGCAGGTGTTCCGTGTAGGGGTGGTTTGTCCGGTGCATTAGGATTGCATCAGGGTCATGGTTGATGGCGATTGCCACCGGACGCCCTGTTGCCAGTTCCATGCCTGTGGAGGCCCCGCCGCCCCCCGCAAAGTTGTCCACTATGATCTCGTCAAGAAAATTGAGCTGGCTTTTTCCGCTCCTCGTCTGCTTATTTGTCATAGCTTATCTCCAATCAATGTTACCTGTGGTTCATAGTTCAGCCACACAGTTTCCGTCCTTTTCCCACCCCCCTCAGCCAACGCCTTTTTATGTAGCTTCATCCACCCCTGTAGGTGTCGGTCGTACAGTTCGTTGTCATACCCGGATAGAATGACCGGCCCTGTATGGTCTTTCAGCGCTTCCAGCAATTCGATATGCTCCGCGTCCTCCACCATGTCCACAACATACTGTCGTCCTTTTCGCTTGGAAATCACATAGGGCGGGTCTGCGTAGATCAACACCTCCGGGTGTTGGAAACGCCGTATCACATCCACCGCCGGGGCCTGTTCGATTTGTGCATCTTTCAGCCTGGTCGCCGCTGCTGCTATCCATTCCGGCAGCTGTCTCCAGTAGCGCATATCATAGGCGTATTCTCTGCCTGCGCGGTCGTTTTTCCATCCGCCCTTGTAAACAGATGTACTCCCGTGGCTCTGCCAATAGCGAACCAGCGTCATCCTGGCCGCTTCCACCCCCACGCTCGGAACACCAGCGCGGAACCGAAATTTTCCCCACGCCTGTTCATACTCCGCTCGGCTGTATGGCGTCATGGTCACACACCGCATCAACTCCTCCGGTTCTTCCCGGATGCATCGAAACAGGTTGACGATCTCGCCGTCCATATCGTTGATGGTTTCAATGCGGCTTGGCTCCTTTTTGAAAAAGACTGCTCCACTTCCAAAAAACGGTTCCAGGTAGCTCTTGTGCGGCGGCATAAGCGATATGATCCACTCGGCCATCTTCCACTTGCTCCCCGGATATTTCAGCACAGGCCGCATCTCGACTTTTTCAGTCCTCATGGCTTATCTCCATTCGATAGCCTGCCCACACTGCCCGCAGAAGTTCTGCTCATTCCCGTCCTCATTGTGCAGGTATTCGCCGCTCCCGCAGCGGGGACAGGCCATGATACTTTTATCGCCGTCAGGATAGGGGCGCAGCGGCACCAGTTTCCCCAGCGCATCCCGCCCCATCCGGCAAGCCTCATTTACAGCCTCCATACCGTCGTAGTTCTCCCGATGTTCCGGGTCGAGAATTTCCCGCGCTCTTTCAACATTCATGCTTCATTTTCCCCTCTCTGATTAGCTCCACTTTCGCCTTGGTCAGCAGCCACGAATGGATGCACCGCTCGCAGGTTTCCTTAGTCGCATATACCCTGCGGCACTTGTCCACATCATCGTAACGGCAAAGTCCATCTGCCTGCATAATTTTCGCAGCAATCTTTACCGCCCGAGCTTCCACGGTTTCAGTTTTCATTTTCCGTTGTAACCTCCATCCCGTTCTGCTTTCTTTCTGTTGTAGACCACCACCATGGACGGGAATGGCGCAGGTGGGTAAACCATCCCATCTTCATCCTCAAACCGCAGCCGCCCTCGCACCCACCGGATTTCCGCGTGTCCCAGTATGTAGTTGTGAAAATAACTGGTGTCCGTTCTGGCCGGGATAAGCAGAACAATGGTGGCCCCGCTCTGCGCTTCCTCGTATGCTTTTCGCACCCACTTCCCAATCTCTCGTCCGTAAGGTGGATTACAGAACACAGCCCCCCCCGCAATATTCCACGGCTTTGTCAGCCCGTCATTTTCCGGGGTGTAAAATGCTGCACACTTTGCACTGGCTTCTGTCGCCGCTGCGTCCAATGCGAAATGAAATTCCTTGTCCAGTTCTGCAAAGAACTCCTTTGGTGTGCAGTAATCCATCTTCTTGGATGACAAAAGCGCTCCGTTCACTCCTCTCCATCCTCCATCCCGATCTGCTCCGCATCCGGCTCCTCGGTCTCCTGGGCCGCAAACTCTCCCCGCGCCTGCTCGCGGTAAAACTGCTCGGTGCATAGCGCCTGAAACTCCGACAGGTCTGCCAGATACTTTTCGGTCACAATCCGCACCGGCATGATCGCCGCCAGCACCTCGAACCCGTCATGCACCACCAAATACCGCTGGCCGCTCTCCATTTTTCTGACCGTGTACCTGATGTAGTCGCTTTCCTTGATCTGCTCCGCCAGGGGAGAGAGCATCGCCTCGCGGTAAAAAATCAGCTCACCATCATCCATGCTCCGGCGGCAATCGCACCAAAGCCCATCCGGCGCTGCCATCACTTTCAGTTTTTCGGTGTCCTGCTCGCCGTCCGCATAGTCAGAAAGGTTCATCCCAAAGATGCTTTTAACTGTGCCCTCCCAGCGCTCGTCAAAATGAACTTTCTCCCATGCCTTTTCCGGCATATCCAGAACCGTGCGCACCTGTTCTTCTCCCACCATGTCCGGCAGCTCGGTTGCTCGGAAGATTGCCGATCTGGTTCCCAGCCAAATCCCGCTATCTTCCACATGGGCGACCATGCAATATCCGCCGCCCTTGACCAGCTTCACATACTTTGACAGCTTCATGTCTGCCCCTCCTTATCCAAACAGGTACAGAATACAGAGTTTCAGCAGTGCAGGCCCGGCCAGAATAAGGGCTGCGGCCCAAGTTACCGTCACCGCTAAGAACAACGCAGCAGACAAGATTTCAAAAAACTTTTTCATGCTTGCCCCTTTCTCACTCCAACAGTCACATACGCGTTACCTTTGCTGTTCAGCTCCATGTCCACCGGAGCCTTGCAATTCAGGCAGGTGTGGGTGATGGTCTGTGCCGTGACATTGGTTTTGTATCGGAAGCTCTTTCCGCATTTGCAGTGCATGAACAGCGGGCGCAAATTTTCCAGCGGGGTTTCATGCCCACAGGAACACTTAAATCCGTAGGTCTCCCGCTTTGCGCAGAACGCTTTGACCGCTCCGCACTCCTCGCACTCGATCAGCAAGAACCCCTTATACGGCCCCTGTCCATCGTCCGCCGCCGGTGTAGCCCAGCTATCACGGCTCCCAAACATCCGCTCGACCCGGCTCATTCTCTGGCCCGGCATTTCCTGCGGCTGTCTGCTCTCGGTCATGCCCGCCCGCTCTCCGGTGCTTCCGTATCCGCCCCGGTTTTCGTTTCCCAGGCTCTCCACCTGCACAAACTCAACAGGCGGCGCTTTCTCCACAAGCCGGAACTGACAAATGCGTGTCCCCTTCGGAATGGTTGTCCCGTCCTTGCTCAGGCACACCGCCGGGAAGCCCCACACATCCCCGTCGCCGCAGTAATCGTTCTCGATCACACCCATGCTGTTGGCAAGCAGGATGCCCCACTTCCCGAATGTGGACGACCTCGGCACGATATGGGCATAGTAGCCCGCCGGAATTTCAATAGAAATGCCCAGGGAAATGATCTTGTACTCCAGAAAGCTCAATGTGGTGTCCTCTGCTGTGCAAAGGTCAATCCATTCTCCGTGAGCCTCCGGCAAGGCGTTTCCATGGGCGTTAATTCTCACTTTCATATTCAGTTCCTCCGATCATCTCAAATCACTTGCAACCAGGTTGCAAAACTCTTTCGGTTTCACTGCCGGGCCGTCTCCTGGTTTTGCCACCATGACCGACGCGTCGGTGATCTCCGACCAGTCGCAGCCCCAGTATTCCGCCGCATTCATCAAGGCCGCGAGGTTGGAGCTGTGCGGCACCACCACAGAACCGTACTTAGGATGGGTGACACAGGCCCGGCCTTTTGCGTTCCAGCGGTTTTCCCGCTCTCTTTCGATTGCCCGCCGGTGGATGGCCTCTCGTTCCTCGGTCATTCCACTTCTCCCCGTTCCCGCATCCGGCGCAGCCACTCTGCATTTTCCTCCTGGCCGTAGAACGCATGGCCCAGCCATCCGCCCAGTACCATCAACGCCAGCCCGGCGGCCCCGGTCATGACAATCACGGAAATTTCCTCAGTTCCTCCCGCACAGAGAAGCAGCAGAAATCCCAGCATACCAACGCCCGCCCCGATGTTCTCCCTAATTCTGTTCAGCCTGCGCCGCTTTGCCGCATACGCCTCCCGGCGCTCCCGCTCCAGCTTGCGGCAGCCCAGCTCCAGGCCGTATCCCTCCTTAGAATAGTAATTGACCGTCACGCAGTTCCGGCCCCGTTTGATTTCGCAGTATGCGGCTTTCATATATGTACCCCTCTCCCTGGTCAGGCTCTCGCCGTTCTTCTCTGGCGGTAATTTTCAAGAAGTCTCTGCTGCGCCAGCTCCGCGCTATACCCAAACCGCCCATTTTCGTCCATCTCTCCGGTGTCTCCGCGCTTCAACTCGTTGTACACAGTGGAGCGATGGACTTTCAGCTTCGTTGCGATCTCCGCCGCACCGAACCCTATTCCATACAATCTTTCAAGTTCCATGCGGTCTTTCAGCATGAGATGTCTTTTACTCAACCTGCCCGCCTCCTTTTCTGCTGGCTTTTTGACAAAAAAATAAATGCGGGAAAACTCTTGTCGAGTTCTCTCGCATTTATTCTAATTATTCAGCCTGAAAAAGTCAAGCATTTATTGCGCACAAATTTTCGCCTTTTATTTTGTCTAATTTTAACATGACAATATGGCCGCCGTCAATTCCCTTGGTCGGCAGCCTCCGCTTTCCCTTATTATGTTCCTCATGCCCCCTCCAGTTTCCCCCTTTCTCCCATGTGTCCCATACTGCCTACGCCGATAGCCCTATTTCCCGCAAGCAGGCCCGGAAAGCCACTTCGCTACTTATATACCCCAGTATCTTCCGGGGGTAGTTGTTTATCCATTGTTCGGTCTCTGCGATCTGTCTTGCGCTCACCTTTTCAAAGTCGGTTCCCTTGGGGTGTTTCCGCCTAATCATAATGTTGGCGTTTTCGTTGCTCCCGCGCTCCCACGATGAATAGGGGTGGCAGAAATAAACCTTTGTCCGGGGGATGGTCTTGTTGACAGCGCTGCGCTCCATCTCCTCCGCCGCCGAGAACTCAGAGCCGTTATCAACCGTAATCGTCCTAAAAATCTTCCTGAAATTCACTGCTCCGATTTTCCGCTCCAGCGCGTCCAATGCTTTAACAATGGTCTCCGCTTTGCGGTTCGGTATCAGTATGATGATCTCCCGCCGGGTCTTTCTCTCGGTCAGTACCAGAAGCGCCTTGCTGGTACTATCCTTTTTATTGTACACCGTATCCATTTCCCAGTGCCCAAACTCCTCCCGGTTCTTTACTCTCTCCGGTCTGCGTTCGATGCTCTCACCGGCAGATGCCCTGGCCTGGTCTTTCCTTGTCTTTACCTTTTTGTACCCCTGCTTTTTCTTCCCGCGCCGCGGCAAATCCACCTGTGTGATACGCAGGAATATCCCTTTTTTGATATAGCTGTAAATGGTTGCTACGGAAACAGAGGTCTTGAATGTCCGGCCCTCCATCTTTGCATACCCCAGTACAGCGGCAGGGCTGCAATCGTTGGCGATGATCGTCTCCTCGATGTATCGGGCCAATTCGTGATCTGCTCCAATCTTCAAGTCTGGCCCTTTTTCCCGTAAGTGATTTTGATACCGCTCCTCTGCGATGTCCGGGCTGTACGCCGTCACCATCTCCCAGGTGTCCCCATCCAGCCGCTCATATTCTCCCCGCTTCAATTCCCGGTAGACGGTGGAGATGTGGACGCGCAGCTTATCCGCGATCTCTCTCGGCTTCATCCCTTTGTTCAGCCACCGTTCCATTCTCAGCCTGTCGTTCTTTGTCAGGTGCTTAAATGTGCGTTCCTTGGCCTGCACTGTAATACCTCCTCCCGTGCATCCCGGCGGGCGGTTTCCGGTTTCCCGGTTCCGTTCCGCTTGTCTTGTTTTGTCGCATTTTACACCCTTATGATACCCAATATTTCCCCGCTCCGCAATAGTTATTTTCACTGTTGCGTGTATAATGAAAAATCCCCCGGCTACCGCACCTGTAAGTGTGATAGCCGGGGGACATCTTTACTCTGTTTTTCTCTTTTCCCAGTTAATAATCTGCTCCAGCGCCTCTCGCAGTTTGTCATATCCAAACATAGCGGCGTAGGCGACGAACAAGCCCAGGGCTACTGCTCCGGCCACCATGTACCAGGTGACGGCCCACGCCATGATCTGACAGGCTGCGAAGAACGCCAGAAGGGTCACGGCCATCGCCACAAGAAAGGCCAGAATGTTGGTGGGTATCTTTTCCCAGGTGAGCTTTTTGAGAACCTGGGTGATGATGTTGGTGACCACCGTCAGGATAAGAGCCGCCAGCAGAACAGCGGATACCGCCAGGGGAATGTACTGCATAATGTTATCCATGTGTATACCCTCCTATTACACTTTCGTCAAATGCTTCTTGTCAACCGCGCCGGTGATAGCCCTGCTTTTCAGCGTGGATACCACCACGCGGTTCCCGTCAATGCCGCGCACATACAGCTTTGCGGCATATACCCATGCAGCAAACTTGCGCATGGTGCCGTAGATCGTTGCCGACTTGTCCATCTTCACCCGGTCGCCCACAGCAAGGGCTGCGTCAGCAGATGCCGTGGCCGCGATGTCGTCCTCGTCTACCCATCCATACACAGAAGTGCCCACCACATGATAGGGGTGCTTGCTTCCCGGATTGATGGCCGTCACCTTTGCCTCGCACGGCTTGCAGTTCTTTCCCGTCGCCGCATTGGAGCTGGTGTAGTGCTTCTTCGCCAGAGATTGCACCATCTGGCCCACCTTGTATTTCAGCGCTTCGGTTGCGCCTCCGGTTGTCGGCGGGTTCGGTGCCGGGGTTGTCGTGGTGCTTCCGCTCACAGCCGGGTTATAGATAAAGCCCAGGAAAGTGTACCCGCTCCCGGCTCCCCAGTTCCCTGCACCTTTCTTCCGGCGCTTTGTCCAGAACGGGGTTTTGCTTCCGTATCCGCTTTCGCTGGTCACGATCTCAGTTGCACTGATGATCTGCTCCACGATTGCCACATGACCCGCTCCATCCGATCCGTTCAGCGTCGCTCCCTTGCGCCACACCATGCAGGCCCCCAGCTTCGGCTCCTGACCTACGGCCAGGCCCCCGGCAAACTGGATAAAGTTTTCGGCGTTCACGGGCCGCAGATATTTGCAGCACCCGTAACCGCCGATCTCATTAAATCGCCCATAGGCATAGCCCACGCAGTTGGAAAGGGTGTTGCACAGCGCGTCCACCGGCTTTCCCTTGATGGCGTCCGACCATCCTCCGCTCGCCTTGGTGATGTAATATTTGTTGCCCGCCTCCGGTCGGGTCAGTCTCGGCTTGAATGTTCCCACAGCTTGTCCCTCCTTGGGTTTTGCGTACCTGTCATAATACTTCTGCCCGAACGAGGCCCGGCGCTTTTTCGCCGTCTCGCTCTGATCTGCCGGGCGCTCAAATTGCAGCAGGACTGCATCTGATGCCTGCCGGACGCTTCCCGCCGTTTTCAGCATGGTCAGAACAGCTTTGTAACCCTCACGCAGCTCTTTCATCAGGAAATCAAGCTGCATCTCCAGGTCTCCGATGCTCCGGCCCGCCGCCTTGGCAAAATTGAAAAGTCCCTGTTTCCGGCTCCAGTAAGTCCACTGTGCCAGCCCATAACCGGCGCAGTCCCGCACGAACCCGGTATAGGTTCCTCCGTCAACCGCCGCCGTGTATGAGGCGTCCGTCATACCCAGCTTTTTTTCGTAGGTGTTTTGCAGGTTGTCCGGTCGCAGGCCGCTTTCTGCATACAGGTTTCCCATCAGCCCAGCGGCTCCACAGTCGTTTAACCCTGCGCCTTTCAGGTAGTTCCAGATTTTTTCCTCATTGTTCCTGCCGTTCAGCACGATCTATCCCTCCTTTACGGTTCCTCTGTCTGTTGCATGGCCTGCTCCATCGCCTCCCTTTCCCGTTTCATATCCTCCCGCTGCCACCGTCTGTCCTGCCGTTTATCCTTGTTGGTCTTTATCCAGCCCAGGATACCGCACTCCCCGCCCAGTGTGGCAAACACACAGGTTACAAGGGTATCCGGCACCGAGCCGTAGACCTGGAACAGCCGTATCATGGTAACGGTAAAGATAACCAGACAAATAAAGACGAGCAGCAAGATCAAGTCCATCGTTCCGATGCGCTTCTTCTTGCGTTTCGTCTTTTTGTTCACCCGCCGCCCGGCCATCTCAGCCCTCCGGGATATGCGGGTGGGCGCTTTTGTTCAGGTGCTTGTCCAACCTCGCCAGTGCGTCCTTGCATGGCCCGTTGCACCCCTGCTCCACAAGCCCTTGCAGAGCGCCCCGCAGTCCGTAGCAGATCAAGGTCTGCTCCTCCTGCATGGCGTTGATGAACTCGTTCTGCTTCTTATTGTTCTCCAGCACCTTGTACACGGCCACGACCGCCGCCACCAATGCCCCCAGTGCGCTCAGCAGGCTTGCTGCCTTGATGATAAAGTCCGCGTCGATGTACATTCCCTCGTCCTCCTGCGTATCAGCCCATCCAATCGGTTCCGCCGATGGCCTCACGGTATGCCTTATCGGCTTCCGCGATCTCGTTCCGCCCGGTCTCCGTGTCGCCCAGTTCTGCCAGCCTCGTTGCCAGAACACGGATGGCTTTTGCCTGGATTTCTGTCACCGTCTCCAGTTCAGCGATGATCTGCAAATGGCTGCTCATTCTTTCGCCTCCGACCACCCGCTGACGCCGGGTTCCCACACATTCGCATCCACATCACTGACCCAGTGCTTCCCGTTGTGCGACACCTTTGCCCCCTTGGCGTAGGCGTCATGCGCTCCAAGCGGCTGGCTCCATTCCGGCCACTCCTCCGCAGGGTCAGCGGCCACAGACCACAGACTTGCCGCCTTGTCCGGCTCCCATCCCGCCTGCGAGGTGTGCTGCTGTACGCACCGGTACAGCTTCTCTCCATAGCGCCGGTACTGGCCCACTTTGTAGGAGACCCCCGCCTGCCATTCCTCAAACAGATTTTTGTGTTCTCCGGCAGTCGTCCCGTCGATGCCGCCGGTCTCGGCCAGGGCGACAAAGGCGATCTCTGTCGCCGCCTTGGTTTCATCCAGCATCTTGGTACGGTCGATGTAGCGGTAATGCTCGCTGATGGCATAGAAGTCGTACTTCGTCCCGTCCTCGTCCTCCGCCGTCAGATAGTGCCGGTCAATGCGGCACCGGTCGGTGATCGTGTTGTCGTCGTACTCCCGAACCGTGGTCAGGTACTCCCCCTCCTCCAGCTTCGGGCCGCCAATGACTTTCAGGTTTTCACGCATCACGCCGTCGATTTCAGCGGTTCCGTACACATATTCCATCTTGCCTGCTCCTTTCTCGTATGCTCTCTTACCACGAGCTTCAATTTTCGTTGCAGCCCTGTTTCCACATACTTCTCAAAGAAATGCACATGGTTGCAGTGCTTCATTTGGCCCAGCCGTGACAATAGGCCCTGTGCCAGTTTCGGCCTGATCTTCTGGTGTTTCCGCATGGCCCGGTAACATTCTGATAGTGACTTTTTCAGCCGCACCATGTTTCGCTTTCGCAGCAAGGAAAACTTATGGCCGAACCGGTATCCCAGCGCCGCCACCGTCCGCTTTGCCGTCGGATAGAGCTGCCACTTGTTGTTTAGCTTCAACCGGCGGCCTGCAAGCCAGTCCTCGATCATGCCCCGCAGCTTCCGCAGTTTCCTTTTGTTGCGCCCGAACAGTGTCAGGTTGTCCATGTACCGCATATAGTGGTCACACAGCCCACTGTTCCGTATCATCTGGTCAAGCGGTTGCAGCACCGTGTTGGCAAACCACTGTGAGAAAAACGCGCCAATCAGGACGCCATACTTCATCAGTCGCTCACACACATCCAGCATCCTCCGGTCTTTGACCAGCCTCCGCAGGCGGGCCATCACCGTTTCAATGGTCAGGCTGTCGTAAAAATGGTGGATGTCCAGCTCCTCTGCATACTTCGTCCCTTTCGGGTCTGTCCGCATCCATTTCTTGATTGCCTTAACGCCGTAATGGATGCCCCGGCCCTTTATACTTCCGCAGCAGAACTTGTCCATTCCCCGCATCAGCACCGGTTCCAGAACTTGAATGACCGCATGGTGAACATACTGGTCGGGCCACAATCTCGGCTCTGATATGTCCCTCCATTTTCCGGCGCTCTTGTCCCAGCGCCGGGCTATTCTCGGTGGGGCCGCATCATATCCGTTGACGATGATCTCTCGCAGCTTCTCCACATATCCGTCGATGTCCGCCTCCACCCGCAGCACCGTTTTATTGGGCCTGTGGTGTGGGTGCCATTTATGCGTAGCGTTCACCGTGAGGATAGCCAGCCTGAGATTTTCGTCTGAAATCAGTTTTGGGTATAGGTCTTTTGCTCGTTTCATACAGGATGTTTGCTCCTCCTTTTAGCCTCACGATCTTTCCACCGCTCCCGCCGGTTGCGGGAGTGTACTAAACCGTGTCCTGTTGGCTAATCTGCACCAAGGGGTGCCGAGGAAGATCACGCCCTCGCCTCTCCCCATTCGAGCAAATCCCAGCATCAGCGGGTTTGCAAGGAAGAGGAGGAGCAGCGGAGAAAGTAAGCCCTGGCCCGTGGGCCGGGGCGCACGCTCCGCAGCTTGTGACGACGAGGAATGGAGGTGGGTAGCCAGTCCTAAAAGGACGCGGCAGCCGATGTTCGCGTTGGCGTTCGACACGGAATTGTAGTTCACATAGAACAACCCGTGGTTCCCGTTCTGGTTATAGT